GCGATTTCACTTGAGCCAAGGCCCAAGTCGCGCGCGGCGAGTTGTCGTTCCGTGATCGTCATCGCAGTCATCTCCGAGAAGAACCACGCCCCTCGCCGGGTTGTGCGGACCCGCAGGCGAGGGGCGTAGTGTTGGTGATTCCGGTCCGCACGGCGCGAAGTATAACGACGCCGCCACGGTTGTACAGTCACGCTCGAGGTCGACCAGGAGGTCGGCGCTCGAATCGCGAGAGGTCGCGACGGTGCCACACCTTCGCAGTCCCGACGACCATCGCGGGAGCGATGCCCCGTGCCTCGGCGAGCTGCCGAACACGTTGCGCGCTCACGCGCAGGATCTTCGCGACTTCCGCCGTGGTAATGACTTCCATCGCGGGAAGGGTAAGCGATGCGGAACGCTTTGGCAACTTACGCCTCCGTTTCCTTCATCAGTCGTAGTGCTGATGTCATGCCGATGAGGAAGGCATTCAGCGTTTCGTCCGTCGCGACGAACGGCATCGCGAACCCTTTCATCGTCACGGAGGTGACGGATTCGGTGTCGCTCACGGTGCGGTCGAACCGGATGCGATTCCCGAACACGCGCGAGACTCGCTGCGAGAGGTCGTCATTCACCCCGCGGAGCAGTTCGGACATGAGGTCCTCCGTCACTTCGAGGACTTCGGCCGATTCCCCGTTCACGAGGATCTCGATGAGTTGCCGGATTTCCGGCGGCATGTCGTCGGGCAGGTTCACGGCTTCGCCTTTCGCACGAGGCGGCGTCGCCCATCGGGCGCGATCACGACACAGGGGTATCCGCGCTTGAGCGCGAATCCGATCACCGCCTTGATCTCGGGATGATCGGCCGCGCGCGGCGCGTCTTCGTTGATGACCACGGTCTGCTGCCCTTCGATCACGTGCGTCCGCACGACGCATCGCGTCTTGCGCGGCGTCGCGTCGAGCGGCATCAATCCGCCCGCCCATGCACACACGAAGTCGCGGCACGGCTTCCATCGTGTCGCGTATGCGGCACAGTGGTTCTCCGCGACGCCGTCGCGCTTGGAGAGTCGCGCGTGTTCGCACCATTGGCCGTGCGGCTTGGTCGTGCCGTCGCCGCGGTCGATCTCCATCAACTTGCAGCACATAGAGCAGTCGCCGCACGGGCGCACTTGGTGGAGGACGTTGAGTGCGACTTCGGTCATCGGGTGCCCTCCGCGAGGACGGTCGCGAGGTTCGCGAGCGTCGCTTGCATGGTCGGCGGTAGGGTAGCGTCGCCCATCGCGGCGAGCCACCGTTGGTAGGCGAGTTCGAGTTCGCATGCCGCCGCTTCCCATTCGTGCTCGCGTTCGGGGTCGACATGCCCGAGGCGCGCGCTTGCGACGCGCAGTTCGAGCGACGGGTAGGCGGCGCCGATCGCGGTCGGGTCGGCGCGGCAGATCGCGATGGCGGCGGGGATGCGGTCGATGGCGGGGAGGCGGGTGAGTGCGGTAGCGATGGTCAACATGGGAGGATCCTTTCGTTGGGAATCAGGCGAACAGGGTTGAGCCGCGGACGTTCTTCATGGTCGGCGCGGTACGGTCGAGCGTGAGGGTGATCGGTGCCCCCCGTCGGAACAGGTGTCGCACGGTCACGGTGTCATCGTCGATCGACGGCGCGGCGGCAACGTGCGAGCCAAGGAGCGTGAGCGTCGCCTTGCCGTGCGTCATCGTCGTACGGGCGAGCGGGTTGCCGCGTCGGGCGTAGACGATGCGCGGGTCGGTGCCCCCGAACAGGGCGAGCGTCGCGAGCGGCGCGCCGTGCGGGACGGTGTTGATCGCCGCGCGGAAGGCGCCCGCGGGGCCCGTGACGCCGTGATATTCGACGAGTCGAGCGAGGACTTCGGAGTCGCACTCGCTCGTGCAGAGCAGTCCGTGCTCGCGAGCGATGCGTTCGTGCGACGGGATGATGCCGTTGTGCGCGAGGAAGCCGCCGCCGCACGTGAACGGATGGGCGCACGCGAGGTCATCGGCAGCGCCGTGCGTCGCCCATCGGGTATGCCCGATCAGGGCGGTCGCTTCGTTGGCGATGTCGGCGATGATCTCGAGCGAGTCGGTCACGGGGCCGATCGCGCGGTAGGACCGGATGATGCCGACGGTGTCGAGCCACGCGATGCCCCACGCGTGATGCCCGCGGGAGACTTGCGCCGCGGCGAGGCGGCATGCCGAGCGGGGGCAGATGGTGGCGTCCGGGGTCGAGGTGAACAGGGCGAATAGTCCGCACATGGTGTCGTATCCTTTCGTGATGAGGTGATGGGTGTCGATTAGTCGATTTCGGTGGCGTCGATCAGGTCGTACTTCTTTGCCATGCGGCCGAGCTGCTTCCGCATGAACTCATGGGTGTAGGTTTCGTGCCCGTATTGGCCGCGGGTCGCGCTCTTCCCGTTCCACACGAACAGGTCGTTGAGCATCGCTTTCACGAGTCGCTCGCCGCGACCTTCGCCGCACTCGCGCTCGACGCTCGTTTCGGGCATGTCGAACGCCTTGGCGCGGTGGCCGTTGAGCGCGGCTTCGACGATCGCGAGAGCGAGCATCGTCCACGCGACGATCTTCTTGGCGTTCACGCTTCCGCTGAACACGCGAAACTCGACGGTCGGCTGCGAGCCCGTGAGGATCGGCATGAGGTTGAGCGTGTGGTAGCGGTTCGACATGACGGCGGTGCGCACGTCGCCCATCGAACCGTATCGCGCGGCGCGCATGCTCGGGGTCTTGATCGAACGGCAGTAGGAGTTTTGCTCGCGCGACTTCGTGCCCGTCGTTGCGTAGAGCGCGGACTCCCAATGCGCGACGAGGTGCACGAGGCGACGAACGGCGGCGAGGTCATTGGTCGGGAACGCCACGTGCACGTGCACGCCGCACGTGCGGTTCACCTTGGCGCCCATCGCGTGAATCCGCTCGACGGCGATCGCGACGTTGTCGAGGCCGTCGGCGCCGCGGAGGACAGGCGACACGAACTCGACGCCTTGCATGTTGGCGACGTTGATGCTTCCATCGGAGGACGCCTTCCACTTGCCGCTCACGATGCCGCGCTCGGGCATGTTCGGAACGACGCGTCCGTTGTGGTAGCCGCCGACGTTGAGGCCCGTCGAGTACGGGATTCCCGTTTCGATTTCGACGCCGAAGGTGAGCGTCTTGACAGAGGGGAGGGTCGGGAGCGCGGTGGACATGGTGGCGATGGTCGGCATGGTGTTGGGTGTTGGGTTCGGGGTGATCGGTTAGAGGATTTCGTTATCGCGAGTGCACGTGCCGACGAACGCGGGGTGGATGAACATGTCGCACTCGTACGGCTTCCACCAGTTCGAGGCGAGGCCGTAATCCTTGGCATGCTTCGCGAGGCCCTTGACGAGCGCGCCCTTGGCGCTCGCGGCGGTGAGGCCCGTTCCGCGGAAGGTGAATCGTTCGGTCTCGAGCTCGGCGGTGTAGATGGTCATGGGTGTCTCCGTTCGGGGTTGCGAATCAGCGCGGTGCTGATGGGTGAACTATACCGTCGTCGGTAGAGTTGTACAGGGGGTTCATCAGATATTTCGCAGATTTTTTCCCGGGTCGCTATCGGGCGTGGAAAACGCGCACAGGGCGACGGGGCGTCGCACAGGGCGACGGGGCGTCGGGCGCGCGGGAACGTCGCACAGGGCAACGTAGGCGGGTTGTGAGGGGAATGGAACGCGCCCCGGACCGCGAGGTCTACGGGGCGCGCTTCCGGGGGTCAGGTCCGGTCGGGCAGTCTCGTCGGCACATGCCGTCGATCCTCGTCAGGGCGCCGCGCCGGACGGAGCGATCCTACGTCGGCGATGGAGTCGATGCAACCTTCGGCCACTTGTCGAGCGGGCACTTCGCCGCAGGCATGCGACCCTTGATCGTGAGTTCGGCGCGCGAGTTGCGCGCGCATCCGCACTTCTTGCACCATCCAACCTTCGGCGCGGGAGCGGCATCAAGTTCGGGACAGAGCGCGCATACGGCGATACGCGCGTCGTACTCCTCGCTCGACACCGGACCCTGCATCAGTTGGCTTGCTTCTGCCTTCGCCCATGATGCCGCGCGCTCGATGATCGGTCGCTGATGTTCCGCGCATTCGAGCACGGTCACGGCGCTCGTCTCTTCGTCGAGCTCGAGCTTCCATCGTCGTGCGCGCGTGTTGATCGTGATCGTCTGCTTCATGTCCTTACCTCGACACCGAGAACACGTACTCCGCGAACTGCCCAAACGACGAGGTCACGGCCCTGCATCCCGAGAATAGGCGGAAGGCCGACGAGCAGTTGTCTCCGTTGACTTCTGGGCAGCAGCAGTCTGCTTCACCTTCGAATGGATCGCATCCCCAGTAGCTGCGCGTCCCTCCGTATTGCTGCAGACACATATCCGCAGAGGTCACTTTCCCCGTGCCTTCCGTGCCGAGCACGTAGAACGCCTTCAGCGGCAGAAGGTCCTCGAACGTGTAACCGCCATATGACGAGCACGGAATGCTCTCAACACCGAACGGGCATCCGTTGCACGAGGTCGGATCAGTCGTGCGCGTGAAGGATCCGATTTGGGGGCTTCCTGGCGGATTCTCCCCCGGCGTCCAGTTCGCGCATTGCACGTCGTAGAAGTTCTGAATCCAATCCCAGTCCCACGAGTGCGCGAATCCACCGCAGAATGCCGCGACCGTTGCCTCTGAGTAGCCGACGTCTGCCGCGAATACGCTGTACGCCGCGTTCGTATATGGCGCCGTCGTTTGCCCGAACGCGTGGTCGAACTGCCACTGAAACGATCCCCACGGATTGACGGCTCCGGCCGCACCCGGGATCGGATCTGGTACTGGCGTGACGGTCGGAAGCGCCATTCGTCGCTGCTCGCCCGATGCGAGGTCGAACAAGCGAACGGTCTGCGTCGTGAGCCCGCTGAATACAGGCGACTGCGCACGCGGCTCGAGCGAGGTTGCCGGCATCAGGTCAGCGTTGTAGACCCCGATCGGCGTGTACTGCTTCACAAGCACGACCGGCGCCGCGGTCTGCGTATCAATCGCCGTGAACAAGGACCCGAGCGTCTGCCCTGCGAGCGCGATCGTGTAGACGATGACGCCGCTCGAGTTGCGGATGTTGAACGCCGTCGAGGTGATTTCCCATCGGCTTGCGACGCTTCCCGTCGTCTGCTTTCGGATCGTCCATACGGGCGGACCATTCGTGATGTACGGCGGCCCCGAGAAGCGCGCGCGATACGGCATCTGCAGTCCCGTCGTGTCTTGAATCAGCGTCCACGTTTCGCACTGCTCGCACGTTCCGTAGGTCTGTTTGTCGAAACTGAATCGCTCTTCGATCGGTACCGCCCACTGCACGGTGATGCCCGCCGTCGGCGCTATGAGCGTCGTCGGGTTTCCTTCCGGCGTGATGTAGTACCCGGCGCTCGAGTATTGCCCCTTCGTCGTGAACGGGAGCGCGTAGCACCCCTGCATCTGTCTTTGCGCCGTGATGCTCTGTTCCGTGCATGTCAGTCCCGAGAACGGGCAGTCGCACGCGTAGTACCCTTGCACAATCGAGCATCCGCCTCCGTAGGTCGGCGCCGATGCGGTCGGAATCGGGCAGTCGTTGATATTGTCAACGGCGCAGTCGCATGCGCCCGTCCATTCGAGCTTGTACTTCCATTCCGTCCCCGCGTTGTTCTTCAGGCAGATCGTGAGCGGCCCATACGTTTCGAGCGGCGCGCACGGTCCTACGGGTTCCTGATCGCAGCAGCACGACGCGGGAGCGAGCGTCACTTGGTATCGCTTTCCACGTAGGACGGCGGAACGCAGTACCACCCTTCCGGAATGGTTACGGCGTTCTCGGAGAGTTGCCACCCATCCGCGCTTCGCACGTAGACGCGACCGCGCATATCAGGTCCCGTTCTGATCGGACTGCTCTCGCTCACGAGTACCGCTCGGGTGCATCCATTCGCGAATGCGAGCGCCAGCACGGCGAAGCATGTCGGGATCGCGAGGCGCGTCCGACGCTTGACCCTTTCGCTCGACGAGGCGATGCACCCATGCGAGCAACGAATCAAGGATCGCTCGGATCGCGGCATACACGTCAGGCCTTCGCGTTGTCCTTGGCGAAGATCAGGCCGACGCCCGCGATGATCGCCGCGATGAGCGCCGCCCAATCGGGCTGCGTCTGCGGGTTCGCGTCGGTGAGCGCGGTGAGTGCTGCGCCGCCAGCGACGAGGATCGCCGCGACACCCGCGCCCGTCGTCTTCCACGACTTGTCCTTCAGTGCGTTCACGATGCTCATGGCAGTCTCCTTTCGAGTTTGCTTTCGATCTTGTCGAGGCGAGAGTTCGCCGCTTGCTGCTGCGTGACGAGCTGCATCAACAGTCGATCGTGATGCAGGAATGCCCCTAGCACGGAACCCATGATCGTGAGCGCGAGCGCGCCGATCGCGAGCCAATCGCGAAGCGATAGCTTCACGGTGTTGTCTGCCTCTCTCGTCATTTCCTCATCGTAGCAATGGGGTGCGTGAATGTCATCCGATTCGGATGGCGGTGATACCCGTGACGCGCGGCACTTCTTGGGATGGCGATATGTGAACTGCTTCGACGTACCCATCCCATCCGATGCCTTGCAAGGTAATCGCGAGCGAGCCCGCCGTCGTGATGATCGTCGTGAAGCTCGTACTCGCCGCGCCGTAATCGATCACTGCGCTGATCGCACCGCCTCCATGTTGCACGTTCGCCGCGTCGATCAACTGGAACTCGGCTGCATTGGCGTCACCGCCGCCGACGGTCATCACGTTGCCCGTGACGAGCCACGTTCCTTCGGTCAGCGTAAGCGTCACGATCGTCGTGAACTTCTTGGCGCTCAGTGCGACGGTCCCGGCCGTGAGCCACGACTCGACGTACGACAGGTCGATGTACTTCCGGCTCCATCTCGTGTGCGCCGTTTCCCACTGCAGCACGTCCTTCTCCGACGGCGTCCCCGACTGCACGTTGTGCGTGTGGATCTTGTGGACCGTCGGGTTCGGATACGTGCCTTGCAGGTCTCCCCCGGCAGTTCCCGCGGGGATCGCCTGCACCGCGATTCCTCCGGTCGTCGTTCCGTCGCCGATGAACAGGCGCGCCGTATCAGTGACCCATAGCGGCTCGCCTGCATCAGCGATGAAGGTGCGATTCGCTTCGAGGCCGCGTCGGATCTGTAGTGACATGGGGACTCCTTGCTGTTACGTGAAGTTTCCGAAGTCGAGGATCGTTTCGTTCGGCGCGGCAAAGGTTTCCGCGTCGTATGGGATCGCGAGCGGGTCCGGCACGAGGAACGATCCATAGTCGTATGCGTTCGTCACGGGTTGCGGCGGCTCGGGGCACGTTCCGTCGATAGGGTTCGCCGCGCTGAACTCAAGCTTCAGGATCCCCGCGGTGTCTCGCGTCATCAACAGGTGCACTACTGCACCTTCCGGGACGGGGCGGATCTCGAAGCCTTCGTGCTCCTGCAGCTCAACACCATCCGGCTCGAGCACGGCGTACCCGTACGCGAGTGCTTCCGTGTTGCCCGCTTCGAGCGTGTTGAGCGCCTTGCTCATTCCCGGCGTCGTATCCGTCAGCGCCGAGAGTGCGTCCGCCCCATAGGTCGTTTCGGCTGCGACGCGGCGAACTTGCGTCCACGCGTATTCCCATCGCGCGACGCTTTCGATCTTCGTCGCTTCGCCGATCTCAACAGTGATCCATCGCGGCGCGTCTCGAATGTTGCCGAGTTGCCCGTTCGTTACGGCGATCTGCGCCTTGACGTAGTCGACCGCCTGCACGAGGTCTTTCCATGCAGACGGCGTAAGCGCCCCGAGTCCGGTCGTGATGGTCGGCTTCATCGCCATCAGGTCATGATCCCCATGCTTCCGAAGTTGTACGTCGATGGGAACGGCTGCCGCCAAACGACGAGCGACGCGTTACACAACCCGCTTCCGTCGGGAGTGCTCAGACGCGGTCGCGCATCAAGGTCTCGAATCGCGACTTGTCGGCAGTGCGCGTAGTCGTCATATACGAACTTGTACTGCACTTCGTACTTCGATATGCCGACACGCTTCGCCGTTGCGCCCGTGAACAGGACGTAGCCCGCGGCCGCCCCGAGCCACGTCGTGCTGTTTCGCTTGCCGAGCGCGGCGCGGATCGCGGAGGCGTTGTTGTCGGCGCGATAGTTCGTGATCGACAGTTCCTGCGTCGGCACGAGCGTCGTGACCGGCTGCCCGCCCTGATCGATGGGCGTCCCTCCGATATCACTGTTGCCCGGCGTGTTGAGGTTCGCAGGCGCGCTCGCCCCCGATCGGAAGAAGTCGACCGCCGTCGCGCTGCTGTTCATGTCGAGCGCGACGAACTCGTCGTCCACGGTCTCGGAGTTGTATGACAACGTCACGGACCATGCGCGTCCGGCGGTGTCTTCGATGCTGTCGACTTGCTTCGAGGCAAGGTACGCATTCACGCCGAGCACGGTCTCCGTAGTTCCGAACGCCGGGAGGGCCGACATAACGTCTGCATACGTCAGTGCCGAGCCGTCGCTTGCGGTCGCGAGGAACTCCTCGACGTAGGTACTGGTGTCGTCTGATCCGGCAGACGCGCCGATCTTCTTGATGTCGAGGACGACGGCAGGCATTAGGTGAGGACTCCCGCGAATGCTCGCGTATTGGCTTCGATCTGCTTCAGCACCGAGAGCGTCTGGTCTTCAAGCATTGTTCCCGTGTTGCGACTGCCGCCTTGTTCTGCAGCCGCCGCCATCAGGCTCGAGGTCGTTGCGGTTGCTCCGGCGATCTGCTCGAGCATGCGCGCCGAGGTGCTCTGCACGTCGAGCTGCTGCTCGGCGATGCGCACCGAACTCATCATGCCGGGAAGCTTGATCGACCCGAGCGCGGTCTGCACCGAGTCCGGTCCCGCCGCGGCGGCTTTGTCTTCCTTCGCCGCCGACTTTTCCTTCGACGCGTCGATCTTGTCCTGGAGCGCGAGCCCCTTGGCGATTTCCTCTGCCGTCGCCCCGGCCGCTCGGAGGCGTTCTTCGAGAAGTTCGCGCTCGCTCATGGTCGCGCGCTTCGCTTGATCTTCGAGGTCGCGAAGCATGTTCCCGACCTGCGTATCGCGCAGAGCACCGAGCGCCTTGCTGATCTGGTCTTCGGTCGCGTTCAGCGCCTCGAGGCGGCGCCGCATCAGTTCCATCTCTGATTTCCCGGCGTCATCCGCGGCGCGCGCAACGTCTTCGAGGATGCGCTCGACCTCGGCCGCGTTGTTCGCCGCGGTCTCCATCGCGGCGAGTTCGCCTTGCAGACGGATCGCTTCATCGATCTGCGCCTGCGTAGCGCCCAACGATGCGAGCTGCGCGGCGGCAAGTTCGCTCGCGCTCTTGCCGAACTCGTCCACCTTCTTTCGCATCTCCTCGAGCTGCGCGGTGATCTTGTTCGCGTTCTCCGCATCCTTGATCGCTCGCGCGTAATCCTCTGCCGCCTTGACTTGCGCCTCGGTCGCGCCGAGGCGTCGAAGCTCGAGCTCGAGCATCGTTTCTTCGCTCAGCACGAGGCGGTCGTACTTGGACGCGAGGTCCTCCATCGTCTTGGCGATCTGCTTCGCGTTCTCGGCTTTGGATTGTGCCTCGTTGAGCTGCTTCTGCAGCGTGATCGCTTCCGCGATCTGCGCTTGTGTTGCGTTGAGCGTGGAGAGCTGCCGCTCGAGCATTTGCTCGGGCAACGCGCCGACGTTGGCAATGTCATCACGCAGCTTGCTGATGATCTTCCCGACTTCCTCGGCTTTCGCGATCGCCTTCGGATCGATGACTGGCGCCGGAGCCGCCGCGGCCGCAGGTGCTTCAGCAGCCTTCTTGCGAGCCGCCTCGAACGCTTCGAGCGCCTTGGCGAGTTCTCCGGCTTCACCCTTTGCGTTCGCGAGCCACGAGGTCGCGAACGCGGCGAAGCGATCTCCGGCATCGTTGAAGTCTTGCGCCGAGCGATTGAACGCGTCGGTCTTCAACTTGTCGGCGAGTCCCGTCAGGCTTTCCAATCCGGCCGTCGGGATCTCGATTCCCGGGATTAGGTTGATCGTTTCGACGATCCCAAGGATCGTGCGAAGCACCTTTCCGATCACGTCGAGCATGACGCCCGCGACGAATCCGTTGATCGTCTGCAGCACGTTCAGGATGCCCATCAGCAGCTCGTAGGCCGGGCGTAGTCCGTCGATGAATGCGGCCGTCAATCGCGCGAGACCACTCATCGCCTGATACAAGTCGTCCGCGTTCTGCGAGAGCAGTTCCTTCAGACCATCAGTGACTTTCTGCAGCAACGGCGCAAACGGCGCAACGGCTTCGGCAAGCAGTCGCTGGAACGCGAGTCCGAGCGTATCGACGGAGTCTTGCAGCGATGCGAGCGCCTGCACGCTTCCTTCCCTGATGGAGAAGGCCGCCGCTTCCTTGTTGAGTTGCTCCATCTCCTCCGCGGTGAGTTTGACCATACCAGCGAGTCCGGCGCCCCCCTTGCCGAAGATATCTCGCAACGCCTTGACCTTCTCGGTATGCGTCGGAAGCTCGCGGATCTTTCCGATGATTTGCTCGAATGCAGCGGTCGCGTCTTGCGTGTTGAGTTTGCCGATGTCGAGCCCGAGGCGCTCGAATGCCTTGGCCGACTCTTGGCTTCCCTGCGCCGCACTCGCGAGCGCGAACTGCATCTTCGTGATCGACGCGCGGATCTTCTCGGGTCCCGCTCCCGCCGCGGTGCCGATGTATTCCAGGCGTTGGAACCCTTCCGCAGTCGTTCCGAGTTCGTCGGCGGTTTCCTTGAGTTGGTCGCCGAGTTTGGCCGCCTTCAGCGTCGCCATCACGATCGCCGCCCCGACGGCAGCGATCGCGACGCCGGCCGCGGTCGCCGCGAGTGCCGCGGCAGTGAACGGATTCGCGAGGAGCGCGATGGAGTCGCCGAACATGGCGACAAACTTCGAGCCTCCTTGCGCGACGTTCGCGATTCCCTGAAGGCCGCTCATGATGCGAGCGGCTCCTGCGCCGAGGTCTCCGGGAAGCACGGAGGCGAGCATTCCTCCCGCACCCATCGCGATGCCGCCGATCGAGGCCGCCCATTGCCCGAGGCGTCCCTTCGCTTCGGCAAGCGACTTCTCCATCGGCTTCGTATCTGCGCCGATCTTGACGAACAGATTTCCGATCGTCGCCATATCAGTAGGCCCCCTGCTTCCCAGTGGTAACCATTTCCATCAACGCGACGGCTTCTTCACGAGCGCGCCGAAGGCCGTCATCAGTGCGTCCGGGTCGCTGATGTCGAGCGTCTCGCGCTCGAGGAACGGCATGAAGTCGCCCGGCTTGAATGCCTTCGAGCCGCGCTTGCGATTCTGATTCGCGATCAAGGAACAGAGCAAGCCGCCGACGAGGTCGACTCGCGCCCATCCGATCGGCTCGAGGCGGTCGAACGCGATCCACTCCGAGAGTTCCTCGGAGCTCATCTTTGCAAGCATGTCCTCGACCGTCATCCCGAGCTGCGCCGCGAGGCGGAATACGAATCTCCGCCCCGGGCGCGCTTTCAGTTTCCCGCGAGGTCTTCCACGTCCGTCGGGCTGAGTCCCGAGAGCTGCTGCGCGATCGTGAACAGGCGGTCGATGACGGCGGCGGGGACGTTGCCGAGCGCGTCGGCTTCGTGATCGCCGAAGATCCGCTCACCATTCGCGTCACAGATGGAACGCACGAGCAGGCGCGCTCGCACGTTGTCCATGTTGAGTCCGCGCGCCTTGCCCTTGCCTGCCATGCAGGACGCCTCGAATGCGTCTCGCTCTCGAGCAGACAGGCCGCGCACGAAGATCGGCGCGTCGAGACCGTCGATCTCGACGCGCTCGATCCTCGTGCTGCGCGCAAGTGCGAGGATGGCGTCTTTGGAAGCATGCGATGCGGCCGAGGTATTCATGTCCCCATCGTAATGCTTGCGACGCCGTTTCGCAACTCGTTACGCCGGGGCTGCGAAGGTCACGACGCCATCGATGCGGAGCGTCAGGTTTCCCGTGAGCGCGGCATCGACACCCGCTTCGATGCTGAAGGACTGGATGAAGGCGTTGAAGGACACGGTCTGCGTCTTGCTCGCGCCGACCTGATAGACGATCGACCATGAGGACGATGTCGTTTCGGCGCTCGCCGGGATGTAGTCGTCGAGCGTGTCGTCGTAGTTGAAGCTCACCTCCACGGTGCCGGAATCCACGGTGCCCATGAGGTAGGTCTTTGCGGTGTCGGTCAGCGCGGTCACGTCGATCTCCGTCCTCGTGATGCCGGACAGGCTGATCGCCGTGATGTCTCCGAGAGTCGTCGCGCCCTTCTTGATGATCGTGTTGTATGAACTGTTCGCTGCCATGTTGGTATCCCCTTTTGGGTGTAGGTGCTGATGGAGGTCCTCAGTCGAAGATCAACGCGCTGAGGTATTTCGTCGTGATGTACGTCATCACTCGGATCGTGAGCGTCTGCGTGAGCTGCGTATCGACGGCCGCTTCGCGTGACGTATCGCGAAGGATGCCGTCGAACGAGAACTGCTGATAGCGGTCTCCGGCCGGATTGTCCGGGCACGTGATCGCGACGGCATAGGTCAATCGCTGCCCCTGATAGTCACTCCACAACGCGGTCGTCTGCGTCTTTGCGTTGCCGTCGATATTCACTTGCAGCTCGAGCGTCCCGTAGTCGAGCGTCGCAAGCTTCGGGGATACCGTGGTCGTGTCCAGGTCGTTGGCGATGAACTCATTTCGCGTCGTTGCGGGATTGAACGACCACGAAACGACTTGCGCCACAGTGAGCCCACCGCCCGACGTATCGAACGTCGCGCCGAACTTCACGTAGGTCGTTTGCGAGAGGAGCGGCATCAGAGAGTCTCGTGCATCACGCGGATCGTCAGGGCCGCCGCGTAGACGCCTTGGTTCTCGCCCGCGATCGGCTCGAAGTATGCCGTCTCGAACGAATCTAGCGTCAGGCCGCGGATGACCACTCCGGCAGTTTCCCCGCTGTACCCGTCGAATACAACCCCGCAGGCGTTGAGGATGTTCCGGCACGCAAGGCGCGTAGTCGCGTATGCCGTGATCGTCACGTCGGTCCGCGTGAGCGAGGCGTGCGGCCCGGCGAGCGTCTTGATCGGCTCGCCGTATCCGATGCGATAGACGAGCGCGGGGAGCGTTCCGTCTTTGCGGCGAACGTCCGGCGTGATCGACGCGAGCGGCACGAGGTCGGTTACGCCCTTCGTGTTCATCAGCGTGTAGATGGCTTGCTCGAGGACTGCCATCAGATCACCGCCTCAATCGTCTTTGCGAACTGCTTCTTCGAGAGCGATGGATCTCGCGCGAGCGCCGCGATCGCTTGCTGCACGAGCCGTCGAGCGCGCGGGGCGACGCGGTCGAATGCGCTCGACATGAACTCGGAGCCTTCGATTTCGATCGGCTGCGCGCGCGGCTTGCCTCGATAGGCGACCTTGAGCGTCCATCCGAACTCGATGAGGTGCGCGAGCTGCGCCTTGCGCCCCGGCGGCACCTTGTTCATGTTCTTCTGTCGCTTCGGATATCGAACCGCGACGTTCCCGTATACGCCTCTCTTCGGCTTGATTCCGACTCGAACTTTGATCGCTCGCGCGATTTCGTCGCGCACCGATCCATCTTCGTCTCGCTTGCTTTCCCTTGATTCGAGCCCGCTGCGGATCGGAATGTTGTGCACCAACGCGCGCGCTTCCTTCGCCACCGCCATCAGGCCGGGTCTGATCGCGCGACGATAGAGGTTCGTCTGCGCCCTTCCCGGCAACGCACTCAGCGCCGCGATGGTGTCATCGATGCCTTCGATGCCTTGCAGCTGCACGCGTACGGCGTCGAGGTTGAGCTTCAACCCTTTCGCGTATGCCTGCTTCGTCATCGCCGCGAAACGATTCATGCGACCACCTCCTTCGCGAGGACGAGTTGGTAGTGCTTTATCTCCGTCGGATCCGTGATCGACACGACCTCGAAGTATCGAACCGCTGCCCCGTTTCCGCGATCAAACTTCAATCGCGATCCGGTCGTGACGCCATGCGCCCATGCTCGGATCGTGATCTTGTGCGAGCACGCGGCTTGCTGCCCGCCCGCGTACGGTCCTTCGTTGCCCTGCATCGTTTCAATCGCCGCACGGATCGTCGCGCCGTCCGTCCAGGAACGCGACGGCTGTCCGGTCGCATCAACGCCGCTCGCGGGATTCTGCACCGTGAGCGCGAATCGCATCGTCGCGGCGCGGAGGCTCACGCGAACCACCTCGTCCGGACGAACGTCTTGCAGAGCGCGTCGACCGCGTGAGGCGCCTCGCGGAGGTTTTCCGCCGTTGCGGTCTCGCGCGCGTTGTCGTACCAGTGCCCGAACACCAACAGGATCGCCTGCTTCAGCGTTTGAGGAACGTCCGCAGCGAGCGCGTATCCGGCGACGTAGGTCACTTGCGCGCCCCACACGCCGTACTCGACGCCGACGCCGGGCCAGTTGTAGCCGCGGTTCAGCGTTACTCGCGCCGTCGCCGAGTCGGTGTCGAGCGTGTAGGCGGCGCTGGCGAGCGTCTGCGTCGCCCCTGCAGAATCGACGTACTGCACCGCGGTCACGCTTTGCACCGGGTACGCGGGCAGCATCAGCGCATTCCCGATCGGGAACTGGTCCAACCTGAGTCGGAAACTTCGCTGCATCAGCGGCGACTTGATAAGCGCCTCGACATACTCTCGAGCGGCAATCAACTGCGCCGCGATCAACGCGTCATCGATCGTGTGGTCGATGTTGGAGTGCGCCTTCGCCTCGGCGACCGTAACGGGCTCCGTCGCGGGAAGCGACGTTGCCGCGTGAGAGAGGTACGTCGCGCCGTCGAGGATCGTCGGCATGGTTACTCCTTGATCGCGCGACTCGTCGATCGCTTCGAGGCGGTCTCTCGCTTCGGCTCGTCGGTCGGCTCGCTCACGTGTTCGGCGATGCCCGCCGCGACGTATCGCTCGGCCGTCGCATCAGCGAGTTCCACGATATCGCCCGCGTTCAGCGTCAGGTCGATTCCGGCGAGGCATTCAAGCATGCGCACTTTCATATGAGTCCTTTCCGAAGGGGGCAGGGGCGAGGTCGCGAACGACCTCGCCCCTGCTCGCAGAAGAAGGCGAGGATCAGGACACTGCCATGCGGAGGTAGCGGAACGCGTTGTAGATCGAGCATCCCGCGTCGAGGCGAGCGATCGCTTGGAAGCCGATCTGCCCGTTGCCCGCGTAGAGCTCGCGCAGCACCTTCACGCTCATGCCCGATCGCACGCCAATGTGGTAGCGCGAGAAGTCGCCGATCACCGCGACGCGAGCGCCCGCCGCGATGGACGGCGCGTACTGGGTCGCGTAGATCGGGATGCCCGACAGGCGATCCGGCTCGCCCTGCTGGAACGACGGCTGCCACAGGTAGGACAGGAACGTGTTCGTGCCGGGGCTCGCGAGCTTGCGGATCAGGGCGAGCACGGCGTCGCTCGTGACGATGCACGTCGACTTCTGCTCGCGGTACTGGCGGGGCAGCGAGTACACGAAGTCGAGCAGCTCGTTCGCCGTGATGGCGCTCGTCGAGGCGCACGTCTTGCCGTCGCTGATGCCCGAGCTCGTGTAGGTGAAGATTCCGACGGGCTGATTCGACGCGGCGACGCCCGTGGAGAACGCGTTCTCCTCAGCGAGCGCGAACGCGCGGCCGAGCTGATCGGCGACGATCGACTCGACCGAGAAGCCGGGACCGCGAGCGGGGGCGTCCTCGATGAGTTCGACGCTCGACTTGACGATGGCGCTCAGGCGCCGCGGCTGCAGAACGAGCTGCCCGAACTGCGGGGTCGTCTCGCTGATGGCCGCCGCTTCGGCGCCCCACGACGCGGTCGCGATCGAGCTCTCGAGCGCGATGTTCGTCTTGAACGCGCCGAGGCTCATCACGTTCGCGATGCGGCGGTAGATCACCTGCTGCTCGAGCACCTTCACGAGGGTCGAGTAGAAGTCCTGCGACGGCAGGTAGCCGCCGTCGGCGTCGGTGCCTTCGCTCAGCGCGCGGCGCTCGAGGTCACCCACGAAGCGGGGCCCCTTGAGGTAGGCCATGAACGCGTCGCGGTACTCGTTGGTCTGCGCAAAGTGCGAGGTCTTCTGCGACTGGCGAGCGACGCCGACGTTGACGGTCGGAGCCGGAGCGGACTCGCGGTGCTCGGCGGCCATCCGCATGAGCGTGACGTTGCGCTCCTTGAGGCTGCGCATCGAATCGTACTTCTTCTGCATGCGAGCGAGTTCCTCTTCCTCGTCGGAGCTCATCTCGCCCTGGCGGTTGGCCTTCTCGACGAGGGCGCGCATGCGCTCGTAGAGCTTGCCCATCTCCTCGATGAGGGTGCGGTACTGGTCGCCGCCTTCGGGGGCGGGGGCGGCAGCGGGTGCGGTGTCGTCCATCTTGATTTCCTTGGTAGGTGGTGGTGCGTGTTGGGTGGATTCAGAGAACGATCGCCAACGCCGCATCCACGTCGGCGAGGGCAAAGTCGATGCGGCGGCTCGCTTGGAACAGGACTTGCCCGTTCGCGGCGCCGAGTTCGTCGAGGCGTCGCAGCGCGACCGGCGGTCCGCTTTCCGCGATGACGTATGCGGTCGGGTCGATGACGTAGCCCGCCTTCGCCCCGGCGATGAAGTCGGTGCCTGCTGCGAGGATCTGCGGCTCCAGATAGAGCGGCCGCCCGGCGAGCATCATCAGCGTGTCGTCCTTCGCTTTGTCGAAGTTCGTGCCGAAGAACATGGCGTCGAAGCTCGTCGCGAGGATTCCGAGCATGCGCGGATGCCACCAATGGAACGCGCGCGCGTATCGACCGCTGCTGAATCGCTCGATGATCTGCGCGAGCTCGAGGGCGGTGAACGCGCCAAGTCCCGTACCGATGGCGCTGCTCAATCGCGCGGAATCAGTCAACTGCAGCGAGAGGCCCATGCGCTTGTCGCTCATCGGATCGGGCGCGAGCGCGCCGCGAAGCATCTGCTCGACTTCGCTTGCAACGAACGCCTGCGCCGCCATGTCTCCGAGCAGTCGCTCGAGCGCGGGACCGTTGTCCTCACTCGTGTCCTGCAGGAGTTCGATGCTCGCACGGAAGTAGACGTATTGCTGCTTCGGATACAGGATGACACCGTCACTGTCGCTCGTTCCGTCGAGCGGGAGCGAGAACTTCGGCGTCGTCGTGTATTCCGTCATCGGCACCGCGTTGTCGGTGTCGCGAATCGTGTTGCGCGCGCCGATGTCGGTGAACACGGTCGGCACGCGCAAGCTGTAGCCGACGTTTCGGAACACTCGCGCGCCGTGCTTTCGCAGCGGGTTGAGCGATCGGATCTTGTAGAAGCACTCCTTCGAGAAGGTGCTCGGCGCGAGGTAGAAGCCGTTCTCGGTCACGCCCTTGCCCGTCGCTTCGCCAAGCGCGCGCGCTTCTGCGTACGTGAGCGAGTTCTGCCCTCGCATCATCGCCTTGCGGGCTAGATGGTCGAGGTCGGTCGCGGTCGTGCCGCGTGGAAGGTCGAGTTCCATCTCGTCGAACATGGTGCGCAGCCTATGGGGAAGGATGTTCGCAGGTCAATCCTGCGGGATGAGGAAGAATCGACGACGCGAGGATTCGATCCATCGCTCGAAGCTTCGCGCGTCGAGCTTGATATTCGTCGCCGGGTTCGCCGGGAAGGAAACGACCGAGACTTCATGCAGATCGACGTCTTCGATGATTCGCGTAACCTTGCCGCTGCGCTGCTCGAATCGGTCGGCCTTCACGTTGAAGCCGAAGCTCATCGCGTTCACGACCCCCGCTCGGACGGCTTCCATCAGGTCGGCGGCGTAGGTTGTCGCGATCGGTTCGATTTCGACCCCGAGCCCGTGCTCGTCCTCGAACAATCGGAGCGACCCGTTAGTCGTTCGGGCGATCGGCTTGGCGCTGTCATGGTTCACGAGTGCGACTACGTCGGGCTGCTCGCGGAGGGTTCGCGCGAACGCGCTTCTCGCGATCACCTCGTCGAAGCGCCCCATGTCGTACGGCTCGTCAAACGTGGAGGCGTAGCCGCGCAGGATGCCTCGCTCTCCGGTCGGGCAGCGATGCTCGATGGTTCCGGTGCGGGTGCGGATTTCGATGGCGCTCATGTCGGTTCTTCCTTGGTTCTTCTTGAGTCGAGTGGTAATCGTTTCCGCGAATGACTTGCCCGGATCGCCGCCCCACAAAGCCCACGCGATTCGTCCGGCCGACGGGAAGCCGGGTTCCCCGGGGCTCCATCCTTCGCCCTTCTTGTCGACTTCATGCCGCGCGAAGTAGGAGTGCATCCGTCGAACGGTGTCGTCCGACAGGTTCTTTCCGTTCGCGATGTCTCTCGCTCGCGCGACCCCAACGGCAGTCCCGCCGCGATTGAACTCGCGCCGCCACGCGAGCCCGCGCTCGGCTTCTTCGCGCATTCCGGCCGTTGGCTTATGTCCATCACTCATCGGGCTTTCCTTCGGCAACTGCCTTCGCCTGCCTTACGGCTTCTTCTGGATCGACGCCTTCGCTGATTCGGCGCGCGATGTCTCGCAGGACGAGCGTGTTCTGCAGGTAGCGTCGGAAGTTCGCATCAGCATCATCCGTCGTTTCGTTGATGATGCTCGAGTCCGTTTCGGGATTGTCGCTTGGTGTTGCCATCAGTTGGTGTCTATGTGTTCGAGGTCGATATACAGTCGCGGACCGACGCCCTTCGAGTATCGCCATTCCTTCGACGTAACACGGAAACGTGCGCCGCGAGGTAGCAGCACTTCGCGCTCGCCCGGCAAGCCGCTGAGGTCCTGAATCGAAACGCCTTGTCGCGTTCGGATTCGCATCATCACGCCACCGTGTTTCGAGCCGAATCCCGATGCGGTGTTCACGGCGGTGGAGGTACTCAGATATCCGAGTTCCGTCCAAGTGTTGCCGACGCCAAGCTTGTCGAGTTCTCGTGCCACGGTTGCTCCCGCTCCGCGATAGACGGTCGCAGGTGGCGGATCTCGCTGATCGATTCGCGTCAGTACGTCGAGCGCGCCAACCATTGCGGCTTGCTTTGGTGACATGCCTTCAACGACTCCGAATCCGCCGTAGGGGTATTCGCCCTGCCTCAACTTCGCGTTGAGGCCTTCATACGACGATCCCGAGTATGCCTCTACGGCTTCCTTCGCGAGCGGCACTTTCGCCATCACCTTCAACTGCGCGTCGGTCGGTTTCGGCTTTTCCTGATCGACCCATCCTTGAGCATGTCCGGTCGGGAGGATTCCTGGAGGCGGAACGCCGGGAGTGCTGCTCGACTGCGCTTGATCCTTCGGCGGCTGGATCGCAGGTTCCTTCGATGGATCCTTCGGCGCCGTCGGCGCAACTGGAACTACCTTCGGCTGCGTCGGCGGCGCGGTCGGATCTGCCTTGATCGGCGCAACATTCGCCTGCGAGCCCGACTGCGCTGCCGTGATGTATCCGGCCGCGATCGCCTTCTCTTTCGCGTAGATGCCCGGGTCGTTCTTCAGCGACTTGGCTTCGACCTGATTCTCCTCCGCAGACATGTTGATGCCGAACTCCTTCGCTGCGATCGCCTTGGATTCGGCGCTGCTCGTCAGAAGTTCCTGCGTCGCCGCGGTCATCGCTTCCTTCTTCGACAGGCCATCGGCTTGATGCTGCGCAACGAGGCACGCATGGAGCTTCGCATCTCCGGCTGTTTTCACTGCGGCCGCGTACTCGGATCCTTTCTTGTTCACCCATTCGCCCGGCTGCTTTGCACTTCCGCCGCCTTCGCCGCCGCTTCCTTCTCCCTTGCCGCATTCGTTGCCGGGCTGGAAGCCGCCCGCGCCCGTGCCGCAGTCGCGGTCCTCGTCACCGCAATAATCGAGCGCGATCGCGATCGCCTGATCCTGCTCGTATCCTTCATCAACGAGGATCTTGATCTTGTCTTCGACGCAGTCGCGCATGGTGCGATCGTCAACGACGGCGAAGGTGATCGCGTCATCTGCTGATCGCGCGCCGTTCTCCTTCGCCCATCGCTCCATGTAGTCGAGGCGAGCACTGATCGTCCCGCGCAACGACTTCGGCGTCGCTCGCAGAATCGACGCCCTACGCCGGCCGAGGTCGCGAATCTGCGACGCGATCTGCGGGTTCGTGAGCTTGCCGAATACGCGCCGCCCCTGATCGCTCGTGCGCATCGACTCGAGCTCGCCAACCTTGTCTCCGAATGTCTTCGGACCGCCTTGCGCGCGGAACGCGAGCGAGCCGCCGTTGTCGACTCGCATCGGAGTTCCATCCTTCGCGACAAGCACGTTGTCGCCACTCATTCCGACTACGTCCCAGTTCGCGAGGAGCGCGTCAGTCGCGAAGTTCTCGGAGAGTTTGGCCGCTGCTGCGGCGAACGCTTCGCCCTTTAGATCACCGATCGGCTTTCCTTCGACGAACTTGGTGATCTGCTTCGGCGCGTCCGGGTTCGTTTCGTCGAGTCGATGCGCGGGGATCGGGACCCCCGCCGCGGCGTAGATGTCGTTCGCCGCGGCTTCGCTGCGGATATGGTCGGCGCTGTTGCCGCCCTTCACGACGTACTGGTTTCCATCAGCGTCTTCGGTAAGGACGGCGCCCGTCGATCCGCCGAGGCGACCGACGGTCTTCAGTTCGCTTGCATCAGGGATCGCGCTGCTGCCGTCTTCGCCCGCGCCGCTTGCATCAGCGCCGACGCCCCCTTCTCCCTTTCCGCATTCGTTGCCGGGTTGGAAGCCGCCGGATCCGGTTCCGCAGTCTCGCGCACTTCGTCCCTCGACCGTCGCGCCGTCGGTCGCGGGTGGCGCGGTCGGTGGCGGGGCAGAATCGCCCCCAGAGGCGTCCGGCGGCGCCGGGGCGGCCGGAGGGGGTTCTGCCGGGGGAGGCGCCTTGGCGGCTTCCTCGGCGGCTTGCGCGAGCGGTTCGACGATCCCGGCGACGGCGTCGCTCGGCATGGCGGGGAACGCGGCGGCGATGATTCCCTTCGCGGCATCAGCAGGAACGGCACCGGAGGCGGCCGCTTGTGCGAGCGCGGTCATCGCTTGGAGTTGCCCGACGCCCGCGGCTTGCTGTTCCGCCTGCGTCGGCGTCTTGTTCTTCGCGGTCGGCAGCGGCCCAAGTTGGAGCGGCACGCGGAGCGATTCCCCTCCATCAACAGGCGCGAGTCCTTCGCGAGCGCGGACCTCGTTGATCGTCAGGAACCCGTGCTGCAACGCGGTCGCATACGCGGAGAATCGGCCGCCCAAGTCGCCGCGCGTCAGCGCGTCGAAACTGATGGACGTTCGCATCCGATCGCCATCGCGAAGGAGTTTCCTCGTGCACTCCTCTTCGAGTCGGCTCGCCCACGTTCCGAGAGTGTGCTTCGTGAACTCGAGGTCGGCTTGCTCGGCAGACGCGTACGACTGCTTCGTTGAATCGCCCACCATGTGCGGCGGGACGCCGAACGCGGCGGCGATCTGCTCGCGGCAATATCGTCGCAGCTCGATGAGCTGCGCATCGTCCGGATTGATCGTGATCGGCTTGAACTGATATCCGGCTTCGAGGACGGCGATTCGTCCGGCGTTGCGCGCGCCGCCCTGCATGTCTTGCCACGACTGGCGAAGTCGCTGCCATGCGTCAGGCGATAGCGTCCCCTGCACCTCGAGCACGCCCGCGGGTCGCGCGCCGTTCTGGAAGAACGACGCGACAAACGACTCGGCTTCGATCTCGATACCGATCAACTGCCGAGCGAGGTAGATCGGCGGCTCGCCGAGCAGACCATCAGCACTCGGACCGATGAGGTGGAAGATGTCGTATGCGGGGAATGTGCGCGCGCCCGTCGTGCCCGCCGCGTAGGAGTAGATCACCGAGTTGTCTGATGCGCGCATCGCTTGCATCAGGTCGGGACGCAACTTCTCGAGGCGGATCGGTCGACCGGTCGGATCTCGCTCGATGTAGGAGTATCCGTTCCCGTACAGGAGACAGTCGAGGAGCATGCTCTGTCGCCACGTGAGCGCGCCCATGAACGGGTTCGGCTCGGTGTTCAGCAGGCGATAGAGGGGATGCGTCGGCGTCGGCTGCAGGTGCCCATCGTCTCGCTCGAGGAATACCTTCCATTCCATGCGCGCGATGCTTTGACTGATGAGCATCGTGCAGGCGTGGACGCTTGGGCTCGAGCGCGCGATCTCCGGCGTGATGAATCGCCCGGTCTCTGCCCAGTTGACGACGTAGGACTGAATCCCCGACGACACAGGCATGCCGACGGGAGTGTTGTCCTGGAAGTCTTGACGGACTTCCGACGAACCAAGCATGCGAAGAAGGAGGTCTCTTAGAGCCATTGGATACCGCGGTCCTCGTACGGCGAGCGTATCAGCGGGGCGCCGTCCAACGCTACCGCGAGAGCGATGATCCCCGCAACAACCGGGTCGATCTTCTCGACCGATCGGCGCTTCGATGGTCGGGGGTTGTTGTTGTAGTCGAGCTCGACGACGGTATTGCTCATCGCCCACGTGAGCACCGGATTCCCGTCATGGTGCATCTTCTTCCCGACGATCGCCGCCTCCCATCGTCTCGTCGGACCGCTCATGTGGAGGAATGACTGCGGCACGCGCTTGAGCGTGAGCCCGTCGTTCTGCAACTGCTGCGCCAGTCCTCCGGCGTTGTTCGGGTCATACCCGACGGCGGTCACCTTGTGCCGCTCGACGAGGCGCTTGATCTCGGCGCGAAGGAACTCGTAGTCGGTCGCGTCGCCGGGCGTAAGTTTCAGCCACCCCTGCCGCGACCAATCAAGGTACGGCACGCGGTCTCGCTTCTGTCTGCGCTCGGCGCCGTCTTCCGGCGCATACGACCATGATCGAACGTGCGCTTCGTCCCCGTCGAGCCACACGGCCGTGAGGCTCGTGAGGTCGCTCACTTCCCCGAGGTCGATGCCGAGGTAGCACGGCAAGCCGATGAGTCGGTCGTCTTCGACCGCATTCATGCAGTCATCCCAGTCCGACATGCGAACCCATCGCACGTCGGCGGTCACGTGCTGATTCAGGTGCAGCGTTCGGAACGGCGTTTCGTAGGACGGTTGCTCTTGGGCTCGCTTGCACTCTTCGGCGATCCATCGCTCTTGAAGCGACGTTCCGAGCGACGGATTCGCCGTCATCCACGCCTCGGGCGTTCGCCAGTCCATCGACTCCGGCGCCTCGTAGACGACCGGAAGATATGCGGGATTCTCGATGATGCCGTCGCGGACCTTGCATGCGTAGTCGTACTGATCCCATTCGAGCGACTCTCGAAGCGTTCCGGCCGTCGTGATCGACACGAGGAGCGGGGACATGCGCGCGCCCATCGAAGTCTGGATCGCTTCCCACAACTCTCGGCGATTCCCCATGGCGTGGATCTCGTCGCCGATGGCGAACGACACGTGCAGGCCGTGCGCCGTCGGCGCGTCGCTGCTCATCGCTGCCCAGACGCCGCCGAGCGACGGCGCGACGATTCGATTCTGATAGACCTCGACGCGCGACTCGAGCTCGGGCTCGGCGCGAATCATCGTTCGCGCGCGCTCGAACACGAGCTTCGCCTGCTTTCGGTCGGCAGCGAACGACACGACCTCGGGCGTCGGCTCATCATCAGCGAGAAGGTGATACAGGCCGAGCGGCGCGAGGAGCTCCGTCTTCCCGTTCTTTCGCGGAATCCAGATCCCGCATTCTCTGAATCGGCGGGTCCCGTCAGGGCGCGACCACCCGTACAGGTTGCCGATTACGCCGCGCTGCCAAGGAAGTAGCCGGAAGGGTTGCCCTGCCCATGTTCCCTTCGCGAAGGTGCAGAGACCTTCGATGAATCCGATCGCATGCTTCGCTGCGTTCGCGTTCCATATCGCGTCGCCGCGCGTCGCGATCGCGTCAAAGCCCGGGATCGTGTTGAACGCCTCCGGCGCCCACGGATCAGGCGGTCGCGTTGCGCGAGAAGTACGACGCTTTGCCATTGTCCTTGACCTCCGGGAGTGCGATGAGGCGACCGCGCGCGGACGGCGTGAGACCGAACTCGGCGAGCATGCGTCGTACGTTGAGCGCGAGTTCCATCTGCATCGCGGAGTACGGCGAACGTCGGAGCATCTTCAGCGAGCCGTCGGGGTTCTTGACGGGGTAAACGTCTCCGTACTGGTTCAGCATGTCGGTGGCTCGACGGTAACGCGACCATGCCTCGCAGAGCACCGCGAGCGCGAAGCCGTCTGCTTCGGTCAGCACGCGCATTCGCTCGAGGATCGGAACCAACTGATCCCACGCCTTCGTGCCTTCTTCGTCGAGCCACGTCGGGCGCTTCGGTCGCGTTGTGGTCGGCGTTGGTTCACCCTTACGGGTGCGAGCACGCCAACTCCCGGAGAGCTTCAGCATCGCGGTCGGCTTCGGAGGGGGTCCACTCATCGGGTCTTCTCGAGGATAGTCGTGCGGATATGCGCGGCGATAGCCTTCATCAGCAACGGCGGCACCGTGTTGCCGAGTCGCTCGGCCGCGTTCGTGTAGTCGTTTCCGAAGTCGAACTCATCAGGGAAGGAACTGAATCGCTTCAACTCGGCGATCGTGAATGCTCGGCGCTCTGCCCAGTGCATCAACCCATACATGCCGAGCTGCCCGAGGCTCTTCGTCACGGTCGGGCATGGGCGCATCGGGTTCACGCGCACCCCGTTGAACCCGACTTTCAGGCCGATCTTCGTGAGGTTCTGCCCCGGCTTCAGGAACTCCCACATGCTGTACGCCTTGCGCGTGTTGCCGATCTCGATCAATCGCGCGACTTCGGCTTCGTCCAGGCGCAGTCCTTGTACCGCGGCCGCGGCGGATACTGGTGCATGCGTCGGCGCAGGATGCGTCGGATCGATCTCGAGGTCTTCTCGCGCGCCGATGAAGATCATGCGCACGCGCGACTGCGGAACCCCGTAGTCGGCGGCGTTGAGTTTGCGCGCGGCGACTCGGTAGCCGCTTGCCTTGAGCTCGCGCAGGATCTCGGCGAACAGGATTCGCATCTTGCCGACAACCATTCCGCCGACGTTCTCCATCACGAACGCTTTCGGCCGGAGCCCGCGAAGCAGTCGGACGTACTCCCGAAAGAGTTGATTTCGCTGGTCCTCGATGTTCCTTCGCCCCGCGATGCTGAATCCTTGGCACGGCGGCGACCCGTCGAATATGTCGAGTTCGCCGGGCTTCAACCCGATTCGCGCGAGCGCGTCCTCGACCGAGAGGTCGGCGATGTCCCCATGGAACAGGTCGGTCCCGGGATGGTTCGTTCGGTAGATCGCCGCGGCGCCATCGTCCCACTCGACGGCGAGTCGCACGTTTCCTCTGGCGAGCTTGTACCCAAGCGATGACCCGCCGCATCCGGCGAAGGTGCTCACGACCGAGAATGGCTTCACTTCGGCCATCGGTGTCCGCACTCCTTGCAGCATCGCCACTCGACTTCGTCCGCAACGGATTCGTCGTACGCCTCGCCGAGCGTCGCGAGCGGCGCCTGCGCCGCGGCCGCGAGCAGCGCCTCCGTCTCCTTCTTCGAGAAGCCGGACCCGGCGAGCAGATCAGGATCCGACGCCGCGATGCTCGCGAGCGTGGATCGAAGGACCGCGTCGTCCCATTTCGCGAGGTCGGCGGTTCGGTTGTCTGCGATGCCATAGGCGGCGGCATCGTCCGCGCTCAGCGTCGAACGAACGATCCATACCCGCGGCATCTTCAGGCGCATCGCGGCCGCGAGCGTTCCATGCCCGGCGATTACCTCGAGCTCGGGCGTCACGACGATCGGCTTCTGCTGCCCAAAGAGTTCGAGGCTCTTCATCATGGCGCGAATGCTTCGCTCGCCGTGCGCTCGAGCGTTCGTTTCGCTGAATCGCAACTCGTGCGGATCAATCGTTTCCGGCGTCATCAGTATTCTCCTTGATCTCTGCCCCGCACTGCGGACAGGTCTGCGGCTTCGGCTTCTTGCTCGCCGCTTCCTCTTCGATTCGCTGCGCGAGTGTGGTAATGCTTTCCACCGCCCCGGACTCGAATCCGGTCGCGAGCGTCAATCCTTCAGGCAGTTGCTCGAGCGCGAGGGCGAGGGCTTGGTAGTCCCATTGGCTGAGTTCGCCCGTCCGGTTGTCGGCGATCGCGTAGGCGGCGGCGGTCATCCCTTCGAGGTCGGTTTCGACTACGTCGACTTCGGTCCACCCAAGCGAGCGCGCCGCGGCGAGCGTCCCGTTCCCGGCGAGGATCACTCCCCGGGTATCAACGACGATCGGCTTCTGCTGCCCGAATGCCTTCAGACTCGCCGCGATGGCGGCGAGGTTGTCGGCGTCGTGCGTCCGCGCGTTGTTCGGAT